ATCGAGTTGCGTCGTCAGTTATGGCAGCTCCACCGTCAGCTATGAAAAATATAGAGAATGTTGGTGATGGCTCGTAATTAAAATAGTAAATCCCAGAGCTAACTCCAACCTCAGCAATTGAAGGTGGCGTGACGTCAGTTCCAGACTCATCTCTAAAAAGAATGAATGTTGGTGACAGCCCAGCGGTATCTTGTGGATTTCCAGATCCGAATCTTATTCCATATTTATAACTCATGGTTTTTCCCCTCTAGATATCTAGTGTCGCCTGCTTTTAAAGCGGCAATTTCGGTTATTTCTCCGGTTTGCCCTTTAAATTTAGCTAATTTAGTCGAACAACCCTTAAATTTCTCAGCCATTTGATTTAAAAAAATCAATTGCATCTCATGAGTAGGTTCTTCTTTTCTATTTAATACTTCACTCTCATACTGTAGGTATTTAAGAACACAAGCTTGAGCCACACCGCCATTGATTCCAATTTGTGAAAAGTAAATGTGGTTACCCTCATCAACAACTCCCTGCCTAGGTCTTGCTGATGTTAACCCCTGATCGAAAGACTTCATAATATGATAGCGCTCTTCTTCAGCTTCAAAATCAATTTCATTCCAATTTTTAGCGCCTAACTCAGATAATATTGAGTCATATTGAATTTGATAGTTTGTTAGCTTTCTAATTGCTCCAGAAATGTATTTCTTTCCTTCTTCAATACCAGACTTAACTTCCATTAGCTCAACTTCTATCATTTCTTGAAGAAGTTCATCCTCTTCAGTTTCCATCTCTCGAAGTTTCATTTTAACTTCTATTTCTTTTTTCTTTTGCTTAAAGAAGTTTTCTCTTAATGCAGATTTAGTCTTTTCCATTTCAGCTAATATCTGTCTTAAGTTTCTAATTGGTGTTGGGTGAGATACCGTTAACATGTTATCCATGAATTGAGATTGAGACTTTCCGAATAGAGATGTTGCCCTAGATATCTCACCAGCCCCTTTTTCAATTATAGAAATCATTTCGCTATGCTCGGGTAAGTACTCTTGTATTTCTTTATACTGAGAATGATTTACAATTTTTTCTATTTCGTTCATAAACCACCATGAGCAGTGCTTGCACAAGCGTGCAGGGCGTAAACCGCTACCAAATCACCTATATCAGTTGCTATACCACCAGTTAAATATCCTAACTCTTCAATGGTTGAAATTTGAGTTCCTCCGTTTTGACCACCGCTATATGTTGCTTTATAAGAATTGCCGCCTGCCGAGCCTTCCTCACTACCAAACGTTAAATCACCAAAAGAAACACCGTTACCCAAACTAGCTATGAAAACTCTATTTATAACAGTAGTCGGTGAGCCAGAATCCCCGCCTATATTTAAAGCGTAATTTTTATTAGAGCAAGCTGAACTTCCATCAGTAACAGCTGTAATGTCACCAAAATCAACCGCGTTAGCAAGTGTTGAATATTGAATATATTCAATTCTATTTGATCTAGTTGTTGCAACACCCATAAAGATAAGCATTCTTGTTGGAGAACCGCATGAGGCATTACTTCTAGTCGTTGTTGTACAATCCCCAAATGAAATGGCATTTCCTGTTGTCGCTATTTGGACATAATCCATTTCAGCCCTAGCAGTACTTGAAGTATTTATTCCACCAGTTGATATTAATCTAGTATTATTAGCCGCACTACAAAGAAGTCTTCTGCTAATTGTTAAACTTCCAAAGACTGTTGCGTTTGCCTCTACTACGTAAACAATATATTGAATAGTACTTAGAGAACCAGCACTACTACCAGTAGAAGTTCCACCACACATTAAACCCCTAACAGTGTTACCAGCCGCGCCAGGGTCAGTAACACCTGTTGCAACATCATTAATAATTGTAGTACTAGCCCTTTGAACTAAAGAGTATTTTTGAATTGTATCTACAATTCCACCAGAACTTCCAGAAAATACATAAACATTTCCTAATGGTATTGGGTCATCTGTAATAGATTCAAAACTTAATTGATGCCATAAACCCTTCAAACTTAACCATACAGTTGAACTATTACCAACTTCATTTAGTAATTGTTGAAGCCACATATCGCCGTCTTTAGCGTCTTGTGGAGTGTTTGCTTGCTTGTAAATCTTAGAAACTTGATCAAGTCTTTCGTCAGAATCATAACTCTGAACATTTTCTAGCTCCATTGAATTAGGCCTTAGATAATCAACGCCTTCAACAACTAAAGTAGCGCCTGCTTCATATGTACTTTCGATTGTATGCCAAGCTAAAGTTGTTCCAGGTATTGTCATAGCGTTGAATGTTGATGCAATTGAAGAACCGTTAAAGGTCGTTACCATTGAACCGCCCGCTGTCCCAAGCAACGCGTAATCAGTTCCGTAATACTTAAAGATTAATTTTGAGTTTGTGCTAGCTCCGTAATATGCAACACCCCCCGCATGAGCCTTGCCTAAGCCACGCGCCCAATCACCTTGTAAATACAATTCGTCCCCGTATACTCTTTGCACTCTACCTAATAGGGAAATTGTAGCGTTTTGAGTTCCACCCCTCTCGACCGAGTCGATGAATGTATCAAATTGTGACAACACACCTAAAGTTGCGCCCAAATCAGGACATACTTCATAAGTGTTTATCTGTTTTATTCCTATTCCTATGAATGATTGGCCCGGAGTGAAAACAACGTTCTGTCTTGCTTTACCGCCCGCTGAGAATATAGTTTTTCTAGCTATGCCAGTGAAGCCTTCGTTAATGCTCCAAACATCAACACCGTTAACAGATACTTGAGCATTTAGAATGCCTTCCCCAGCAAACTCCATTTCTAGTGCAGACATGTCGCCGTCAACTTGAAGGAAAGAAGTTGTGTTTCCTGCGAAACCAATACCTAAATAATTACTATTTTCAACTAAAGCTAATTCACTACCCCAAACACGCCATTTTCTCTTTGGATCACTCCAGAAAGAAACATTGGTTGAGCCAAACGGAACACCATTAGTTGCGTCGTATCCGAAAAGGTCATTAACATCTAAGCTATCTTTTAAGCAATGAAGAGAAGCATTGATCCCAAATGTAGGACCAGCTTCGAAATATTTATATAAAGGACCACTTAACCCAAAAGTTAATGCAGGTGAAACGGTAAGTGTGTCAGTAGATTGAGTTGTGACTTGACCATAATAATAAGAACCGCCCGCAGTAAATGCGGCAACTGCAGTTCCAAGATAGAAAGATCCACCTTCGCCGGTTGTTACTGATATAAGTGCAGCTCCACTTGCTCCTTGACCAATTGTTTCAATGGTAGGAACTTCATTAGTTTGTTTTTGATAAACTCCCTCAGAAGTTTTATTTACAATTGTTTTACCGCCTAATCTTCCAGTAAAAGTAGGAAGATCAATTGCGCTAACATCGGTAGTTTCTGATTTAGTTTTATCGACGTATGTCACGCCAGGTCTTTGAGTTAAGTTAGATGTAGCGTTTTGAAAGTAAACACTCACCCCAGAAACCTTTAAAAGATTAGCTTGATCGGCTTCTAGTTGATAATCATGAATCTCTTCATCTTCTAATGCAGAATTATGTAGAAGAACTGCGAACTTTGTGACGCCTGTAGTATCAGTCGCAACAGACGCTGAGTTAAAGTTAATTGCGCTTCCTGCGCTCGTATCAGTAATCGGTGTTGCACTAGCCGTTGCTTCACTTGAAGGGTTAACAATCCAACCAACTTGTCGAATTACTCCAGTGACTCCAACTCCTGAATTAATATCATTTACAGCGATGTATTTTCCATAGTTACGATTCAAAAGCCGCACATTTCCGTATGCATAACCTTTAATCCCTTCTACAGTTTCATTCCAAATGATTTCATATGTTGGCCTATTTCCAATCCACTTAGACCGATCTTCAATTAAAGACATGTCTTTTACAGATAGGGTTTTAATACCGTACTGAGTGTTATCATTATTGCTTTGGTAAAACCCTAAAGGGTTCTTGGATACAGTAGAGCTTAGGCCTGTATTATTTGTTGCTTTACGAGAGATATCGTCAAAAGCATCTTTAATATAATCAGAACCAGCAGAACCACTTCCACCACCACCAGCATTTGGACTAAAAATTCTATTCGCCATATTACTATCTTAACGAACGGCGGCCTGCATATACAAGCCGCCCCCCGAATCCTTCTCTAAAAGATTATGTTCCAAGGCCAAGTGCGCTAACAATGCCAGCAGACTTTTTAACAGCCAATGAGACATTAAGCTCTAGTGCTGCGGTATTAGCCACAGAACTTTCGATCTGAATCAAATCACCACGTTGCAACTGAAGCAAAGTGCTTCCTAGTGAAGCAATTCCACTCCAACTTGCCGCGGGGCCACTGATTCCAGTAGCAACTGCCATAATTTCAGGAGCCGTTCCTAGTTCAATTTGAGTCGAACCTGCAGCAGTCCACCTGAAATTGTGAAGTTTGTAAGCAGGCGCTCCAGACAAGCCAAACGCTGAAAAATCAGCAGCTTGTAATTCACACGCATAAGGTACGTTAATCACTGTATAACTTGCACCAGTTACGGCTGCAGCAATACGTTGTGTAAAAACTACCCTTTGCTCACTTGTAGATAAATCTCTATTTTGAATTGGCATAATAAATTTCCTCTCTTAGAACGGCTTCTCGCCGCCCATTCGTAAATCATTTGTTGCTCTGGCAAAATCACGTCTTAAATCAGTAGCACGAGCCTTGAAATCATTTCGATTAATACGTTTCCGATCTTCTTCAGTTCGAATACGTCTTTTACAAAATTCATCATACTCATCTCCCTGATTCCAACCGTCAATTTCCTGAACCCTAGCCATAAAAGGCAATACGCCCCAATCAGCCGGTCGACCAGTTTCTTTCCAGTTATGAGTCAAGCTCATGATGTATTGCTCAGAGTTGATAGCCGCGCCCAAACTTATTCCCTCAAATTTGTGCCATACGACAAGGGGCTTCATCCTATACAGGTGAATAGTACCCCTACCATCGCGCCTAACAAACAAGTCCTTGTCGTACTTAACAAGGTGACGGTTTAAACTACGAACACGACTATCCATTTTCATTAATCCTTATGGAGAAACGAAACCGTTTAATCGTGCCATAGTGCTAGGCTTCTCTGGGAACATGTTAGCGAATAAACGCAAACGTGCTTCAAAAGAATCCGCACCAGTTTGTGCAATCAAGTAGCTGCCTGTTTCGTCAGCCCACTCAAGTTCACAAAGTACATACTTTTTCCAACCTGCCGCTGGCATGAAGAAAAAGTTAGCACCTGGGCAATCTTTGTCAGGAGTAACTGGCGCTCCACCGAAATCAAGATAGCTTCTATCTTTATCAGTGAAAGAACCGTCGCCTTTAACCTTATCGCCAATATATCGCTTATCAGAAACAAGCAATTTATTGTAGTATCTCTCAGAATCATAATCACAGAAGATTGCAGCAATGTGCTTTCCACCGTTTTTACGAGCTTCATTAAGAGCTTGTTGCATAAGATCAAGAGACAATTGCGCTCCACCGGCAGCCTTCAAGAAACCATTATACTTAGAATAAACCGAACGATCTACTCCGTAAATAGTGCTAGTACCGCCGTCAAGCGCTGTAACAATACCTTGCATTTCTTGGTTGAAAGCTCCAGATCGAACAACAATATCAGCTAATGCAGCTGTAACGTTTTGATCAAGAACAACTGTAGCGCCTAAGCCTGAAGCCGTTACAGTAACAACTGTAACTCCAGAAGCTTTCAATGCTCCAGCCGCTGTATAAATATCAATAACCATTTCTGGCTCTACATACTTATCAGCAGATTCTAAAGAAGTACGTCCGTCAATTGTGATTGTGTTAGTAGCAACTGCTGCTGCATTAAGCTCAGCTAGTTTTCCGCTACCATCCCAAAACAATTGTCTGTTTACGTCATTCTTAAGATCGGTAAGGCCTTCAGACATTTCATATTCCATTGCTGAAACGAAAGCGCCCTTTTCACCTTGTGATGCTTTGATCATTGGACCAGTCAAACCAAAGCGCAAGTAGTTATACTTTGCTTGGATGTTTGCTTGAACAACGGTTTGTTTTCCGATTGCAGGCAAGTTGCCGCCGTCAGATGTTGCCCCGATACCAGGGTTTCTTCTAACTTTTAAAGGGCGGTTTACTTGAACGCCGTTCCATTTTTCTTTGCCTTTTTCGGCTCCTTTGTACAACGGTAACTCATCGTTAAATTGACTAACGATTGGGCCAGCGTAGTAGTTCTTCAGGATACCGAGAGCGTTGCTAATTGATGCAAATGTATTTGCCATGATGTGTACTCTCCTTAATAATTGTTAATGTTAACTTCCCATAAACGCAGGATCATTTAATGCCGCTTCTGTAGCTCCCTTTATAGTGCGGGGTTCATTCACCTGACGAGCAGGGGTTCCTCCACCAGCACCAGGACCAGCAGCCATTTCATTAGCCTTCTTTTGATCTGCGTACTTTTTGGAATTCAGACTCTTTACACGGTCCAAGAAGTGTCCTTGCTCTCTTTCAAAAGCAGCTTCATAATCTTTTTCCGTCGGAGCAGGTACTCTTTGAGGGTCTTTCTCATGGGCATCATACAAAGCTTGCATGTTGCTTATCACTCGAACTTCATCGGCTTCAGGAAACTTTGCCGTATACTTATCAAACCAAGAATTTACCTTAGTTTCGGCGGCTTCAGTCCGTTGCTTTTGAAGACTTTCATAGAGTTCGTCTACTCTAGGGTCTGTATTCCGTGCAGCTTCATTTGGGTCGTTATCAGATCGTCCTTCAGTAGATTGCTGGGCCCCTTGGGGTCGTCCAGTATTTCCTGCGTTAGGGTCTGAGTCAGATCGTCCTTGTGTATGCTGCTCAGCAATTCTTTCAGCTTCTGCCCAGTATTTCTCTGGGTAGGCACTTTTGAATTGCGCTATTAAACTTGGATCTTTCTTTAATCTGTCGTGATCGACTAAAGCGTTACTTCTATAATGATAATCGGTCTCTAATTCTTTTTTTGTATTAGCAAACTCCATTGTCTTTTTTGTGAATTCAGACTTAGGAATGAATGACTTGTTAAAATCATCCTTAGAGTAAACTTTGCCGCCGTACTTCACACGTTCCAAAGAGTCTATATCGACAACTTCAGACATGTCAGCATCGGGGTTTTCGTTTATTTGTTCAGATAGAGACTTACCTTCTTGGTATTCAATTGGTGAAGGTTCTACTCCAGAATCCTCTTGAGCGTCAGCGCTAACGTCAATATTCTCTTCTGTTGATTCTAATGATTCTTGTTGTTGTTCCATAGTTGTAGGGGCACTCCTTTAATTTATTTTATGCATTTCTAGCTAAGATTTTCTCAGCAACTGCATACTTTACTTTCTCAGCCAATGTTCTTGGCTTCATTTCCGCGAATTCTTTCATAACCATTTCAGGGCTGTCTAATCCAAGAGCAGCCGATTCAATAATCTCATCCTCTTCAGACATGTCTTCAGCTATTTCTTCGCCTTCAACAACTTCCTCGACAGGTTTATCAGCCATCATCCCAAGTTTCTTTTCTTCAGGATAAACTTCTTTCTCACCTTCAGCCATTACAGCAGGCTTTTCTACTTCAACCATTTCTTCTTTCGGTTCATCTGTAGCTATCATTTGGCCTAAGCCTTTTTTCTTTCGGTTTGCTAAAGCACTCATTTCTTCTCTCATCATAATCCCCCGACTGGTGGTCCTTGGACCGTGTCTATTTCTTCCATTGATTCGCTAGATTCCATTGGCATTTGTTCGCCATCTAAATTTCCAATAACTGATTCTTCACTCTTCATCATAGCGGCCTCTTCATCCATAGCCCTATCTTCTGGTGTAGCTGCTCCAGGGTCGCCTTCTTGCTCCATGATAAATCTAAGATGTTCTTCCCTAACAACCAAACACAATTCTTTGTTTTCAGGTGGAAGATTGTAAAAGTATTCTGATTTTCTAAATCTAGAAAGTGCTTGATAATGCATAGTGTGATTGTCGGACTCATCAATATCTGGCATTTGGCCTTTCTTAATGAATTCCTCTTCACGTTTAATTCGATGCTGAGTTATTGAATGATCTAAGTAAACTTCCCCAACATCGCCAAGCTCAAGCATTCCTAAAACATTCTCTCTAACCTTCGGATCATTAGGGTCACCTAATAAACCTTGGCCATAAACGTTTAGAACCTCTTGTCGGCGTAGAACCTTAGAGCCTGGAATCGTAGAGCCTTCAACAACTGTTACGTCATTCTCACCCTTAAGATCTTCACCAGAAACATCTTGAATCACAAGCTCATTCTTTCCGGCGAACTTCATCTTGCGTGGAGTTTTATAAAAGTTTTGAATATAGTCTAAAATTAGATTCCCCAGCCTTGCATAGCCCGCTTCATGGTTTGCGACTTCAACCCCAATTCGGGTATCATCTTGCTCAATTAAAAGCTGCATTCCAATCGCTGGTATTGAGGCCGAAGGAAGATTTCCTTTTGATGCTTCACCTAAGCCAAAGACTTCACCAAACATACTATTTATTTTGTCGGTCTCTTCATAGGCATAAGAAGGAATATTTGGAATATCCATTTGTCTCGGAGCGCCACCCTCAGGGGCATTAGGAACTGGAGTGTAGTAAACAACTTCCCCTTGTTGGTCATCTAAAGCTTCTCTTATAAGCTCACTACCTCTAGCCGATGTGAATTTTCCTGCTAAAAGTCTATTAGTCCAATCAGCTCTTCTTTTTATAACCTGATTGTATTGATCTTGAAGAGGTCGGGCATGTGTTACCACAGCCTCAGAATAGTATTTTCCGGCGGTGATTATATCGTCAAACTTAACTAAAGGAATGTCACCAGTAGGCAAAGGACCATTCTTAAGAATAACCCCAGCGGCTGAAGTAATCATTCTACCTCTAGGATGCTTAAGCGTAGGTCTTTCCATATAGACAATTTCTATTGCAGTTTTTCCGTCGCTATCATCGGCACCACCACCTGGTCCCTTTTGAGAAAAGGTGTTTATTCGGTGTTGATATTGAGCTGAAAGTAGCCAAGTGCCTTCGGGTTTTACTTGATCGCCTGCTTTAAATCTTGATCTGTAATAAGACATAGGCCTAACCTTAGCTTTAATGAAATAAGAACAATCATCAAAGTTGTTAGCTAATGGATCGGGGAACACTTCAAAAGGAGAAACTACGTCTATTCTAGCGTCGCCCTCAAATTGTCCCTTTTCTTCAGGGGTAGATTCTTCAGTGGCGTCAGGGTTTTCAATATACTTTCCCTTTGTATCATCCCAAAACACTCCGAAATATCCGTGGCCGCATTCCTGTATCCACATCATTAAAGGCTGACGCTTAATGTCTACTTGCATTTCTTTCCACTTAGCTGTGAGAATATCTAGCTTAAAGCGGGCATTATCCTTAGCCTCTTCAGTTTGATCATTCGGCATCACATCATAGCGTGGTGGATTCTTAAGCAACCGAGCCATTCTATTCTGAAGGTTCGGGAGCAATTTATTCATGTGGTATTGATCACGGTTCGGAGTAGATCCGGCTTGATTCTGTGGAAGAAATTTCTGCTTTTGAGCGCTCCACTTCATTCCTGAAAAACCTAAGACATAGGCCGCATTTTGCATCCAAGTGGATTCATGACTAATTCTAGAGGCTTCTGAGCGTATGCTCTCAAGTCTAGCTCTGATTAATTGAGCAAGTTGCTTATCATCATGAGCTTCATCAATTTCTTGCATTATATCTACTGGTTCGGTTTTACCCTTTTCAGTAGCCTTTAGAACTTTGTCGAAAAAACCCACTTAAACTCTTGCCCCCAAGTAATCAGCGTTTGATTGATATGATTCATCCACAGAAACTTCCTTAATTGTATCAGAATTCTTTGCCTTCTTCGCTGTCACTTGTTTTGTAATCTCATAATCATAGAAATTCCGACTCATTAATTTGTTAATAAGCTTATTTAGGAAGAAAGACTGAGCCAAAACTACGACACATAAAACAATTAATGCGTAAATCATGCCTCTTTATTACCGAGCTTAGGCTCATAATCTTCTAGAGACCTATTTAAAGCCTTTTCAACTAGCTCTTTTGTGCCTTTTTCGTAAACAATGAAACCTTTGTAGTTAAAGAACCGGGCTTTTCCGAGTCCATTAGGCTGTAATCTATTCAACACGCCGCATGATGCTTCAATGAAATGAGGTTTAGGCTCATCCTGTAATTCCCCAGCCAACCTATTCAAGTCTTGATCGAACATAGCCATTTCAGTCTCAAGCGCTAAGTCTGAGTCTCTTTTTGCTGGTCTACCGCGTTTTGCGGGCGAGGTTTTGTCGGAACTTTCTTTCGAAATCTTCTGGTGTGTCGTGGAGGTTTGGTTTGTCATCGTGTTTTTCCTTTACTGGTGGATAAGCTAATTTCTCTATACCTGCTAAGGCATCAATTATGTCATCGTGGGCACCTCTAGGGAACTTTAATAGCTCATCCTCTAAATCTACAAGGCCACGGTTCAAGAAAATTCTACCCCACTCGAACTTAGGGATTAACGACCTAATGCGAAGGTGCTTTGAATCAGAAGGTAAATACTTAACCGATTGCACTGGAACAACTGCCTTGCGTCTCTTCATCTCATCGGAAACCATATATAAAAGGGCTTCTTGGAAGGCCACAGATTCTATTCCAATTGATTGCGGCTTGTACTCTTTATTGACTTCAAAGACCTTTGCTACCAATTCAGTCGGCGTCATTTTTACACGTCGAGCCACTTCAACATAGAAATAATTATTAAAATCGACATGAACCACAACAATTCCAGTGTAGTCCGAGCCTTTTTTCTGGGATATTGCCGGATCGAAAAAGATAAAAGTGTATTTAGTTTCTGGAAGCGCATCATAGTATTTAAACCAATGCGGCTGAAAGCATCTCTCATCTTCTGGAATGATTTCATTTTGGTATTGGTTGGCATAAATATATGACCCTTGAGTCTTTCGGACTCCGTCTAGAAACTCTTCTGATAATCTTTCTGGAAAGAATAAGGAGCCGTCAGCTCGTCTAGCTCTTTCATAGACTATGATCCAACTCAATTTTTCTGCGTGAAGGGGTCTACCTTTATACCAGCGGAAAGCTCAAGCATTGTGTTTTGCTTAGCAATCGCTATTTCGTACTTATCCAACATGTCTTTCATTCTATCCATTGATTGAATTATGGAGCATAGAATATCAATAGGCATATTATAAGTACTTTCCCCTTTTTGTTGTAATTCTCTTAGGTGTGGGAGTAGTTCTTCTTTGTTCATGCCAATTCACCGACTAAAACCATCGCATAAGAATCTAGGTATTTCCATGTGTACTCTGGCCATAAAGTCTCAGCCTCAGCGCAAAACTCTCTAGGAGTGAAGACCTTAAGGTGTTGTTGCTTTTCTTCAAATATGTCCACACCATCATAACAATACTTAGGGGTGGATAGAATAATTGTTTTGCAATCCTTGGCTACCTCTAATTGCTTTTGTCTTAGGAACATAGAGTCGTGTAAATGCTCAATTAACTCACAAGCAATGAAGCAATCAATCTTTGTTCTATCGTAGCTAACCTTGAGCCCTGTTTTCATAGCACGTTCTTCAAAAATCTTTGTAGCTGTGTGACAAACTCCCTCAAATTCATACCAAAACTTAAGTCCCTTTTTATGTAAACCAAGTGGAAGCCAAAAATCACCAGGGCCAAGATCATACAAAACAGGTTCACAACCGTTCGCATTTTTCTCAATAATGTAATCTCGAATAGTGGATCCTCTAACCAAAGTATCTACAGCTAGCTCATGATCAACTTCTTTTACATCGTCTTTGTCTGACTCTGCGTAATCCTTAAGCGTAGCCATTTGCTCTGAGATTCTAGTTTGTAGATCTTTCATTGTCGGTGATGGGTTATCACGAAAGAATGCAGGTGCATGAGTCTTGATAATCTCTAAGGCTTTAAGCGGCTCATCTAAATCAGCTAATGATTTGGCGTAGGCAACTAAAGCATGTTCGGCGAATTCATGTCTTTCTTTGACGTTCATAGGATTAAACCTTTGCTTTCTTGTTTTAGCAGCACTTTCTTATTGTGCAGGGGTACTTCCAAATCAATATCCTTTATTTCACACTCATTTTCAATGATGTGCCCAATTAAATCATTCTGCGCATACCGCGTCCCAATAACTGCCAACAATCCATTGGGCTCTAGAATTGATATTAAATATTTATAATAGACTAAGACATTGTTAGCCTTTTCAACCGTGTCTGAGTTCTTATGCGAGTTCACATCGTCCATTAGAATAACGTCATAATGCTGGCCTACCTTAACCGTTCCAACACCACCGGCTGTGATTGAGGCTTCCTTTAGGTTCTTAGTTCTAGCTGAGACAATGATTTCCGACTCATGCCAAGTGTTTCCACGCCAATCACCGAAATGCTTTCTAAACGCATCGCCTTCGATGTGGCCTTTTATCTCACGAATAAAGTTCTTAGAGTTTGTGTATAGCTCTGAGCTTATAAGAATGCGTAGATTAGGGTTTCTAACCAATAACCACATGGAAAATGCCACGATGCATACACTGCTCTTAAAAGAACCGCGCGGGCATACAATAAGCTTCTTTCTATGTGGATGCTCAAGGGCCTTAATTATCAATCCATGGGTCTGAGCGTTAACTTGATCATAGCCACAAATTCTTCTGGCAAAGCTAAATAAGGAGTATTTAAACTGGTCCCTAATTAACTCCCGAAGCATCAAGGCTTCTTGCGCCGGTGAAAATCTCGTCTTGCTCACTTAACAGCTCCTTGTACTCATCTTTCATCACTGAATTAGCTTTAGATTCAAGTCTGACTTCATGTTTCTGTACTTGATCCCAGCCTAGATATTGTTTTGCGAAGGCTAAAGCTATCTTTGAATCAGTCTTAGCCATCTCAAACAGGCGTTTTCTAATGGATAATTTCCCGTCAGCAAACCTCATGTCTTTATACTCGGAAAAAAGATGACCTGTTTCACGCTCAATAAAGTCGGCTAAGGTGTCATAATGCACCTCATAATGCTCAGCTATTTCAGGGCCAGTGCCGCCCACAGATAGGGCTCCGTCTATCCAATCAAGGTTGAATTCAGCTCTAGGGCGTCCGAGTTTAATAATTTCGTCAGGTGCTTTGGCTTTTTTCTTTCGTGTGGGTTTGCTCATGTAGGGGCCTCCAAGGTTTAATAATAACTCAGAGGGGTGTTATGGACAAGAACGAGACCTTATCAACTAGAATTGAGATTATGGCTATACCGCCTTCTATCAATGAAATATACGGAACATCTAAGGATGGTCGGCGTTTCAGCACAAAGAAATACTTGGCTTTTCAAAAGATTGCTATGTTCATGTCCCTCAAGGGGAATGTTCTACAGCCAAACATAGCTTATAGGGTCAAGGTTTCCTTCTATGGGGGTTGGTTGTGCAAGGATGGCTCTTTACGTAGAAGAGACTCCGATAACAACGCTAAGGCTCTCTGGGACTGTATCAGCAAGAAGATGGAAACTATCAAATGTGATTGGGATGACCATCAAATATGGGATTCTAGATACACAAAGATTGATTTCAAGGGTCGAGAAAAGACAGTGGTTTATTTAGAGCCAATGGATTTAGAGCCAATGGATTTAGTACCTGAAAGTCTTGTTTAGTTTCTTAGCCATTTTCTAAATTGAGTATCAAATGCCCATTTATGCTTAACTAGGAAACTTTTCACTTTTAGGTATTTATTGGCGAAAAGGCGCATTCCGGATTGATGAACTTCGGAGTGGTGTTGTCTGCAAAGAGGCATAAGGTTGAATTCATCATCTGTGCCACCGCTTCCGCGAGTCTTTATGTGATGAAGCTCAGCACCAAACTTTGTACACACTAAGCATATCTCTTTAATTTCTCTCAATAATACAGCCATAATTTTCAATCTCCATAAGTGTAGTTAATTAACAACAAATTTAATATTTCTAAAAGTGTTGTTTGCGCACAACGCAAAAAAAGAAATGCCCCAGTCTAGTTGCTCACGCATCTAAAAAGGGGCAAATTCACAAACAGGTTATGTATGTGTAATAGGATGGTCAGGGTATTACCCTTGTCTCCTGTATGCAACACCTAAAATTGAGTATTTGATAAAACAAGGATTTTTGGTTCCCTAGATAGCCTGGTTTGGTGCCTTGTATAAAAAACAAACTCTGGGGTTACGGCTTTAACGATGTGGATACCGAAATTAAGGGTCTAACTTTCACTATGCGGGCAGACCTTGGGCCATATTCGTTGATTATAGATTTTGTGAAAAGAGTTTAGCGGGAAACAGAAAGATACCCGATTAGCGTTTGAAAGTGTTCGCTATTGAAACAGTATGCCCTTTTTTATGAGGTGATTCGAGTCACTTGGTTTTTTTGGGGAATCTAAACTGAAACAAACAAGGTTGGGTGCCAATACGAACTACTTAGGTGGAACGTAGCAAGGCAAGGGTTTTTTTTAAAGAAGCCCGCTATTGCCTAAATACTAAGACTTTAAAAAAGCTTGCTATGTAATACACTGTGAATTACATAGCTCAATAAGGAGTAATAAATGAAATTAATACAAAAGAAATTAAATAAAGGCCGAAAGTTAAAGCAAGAAGGTTTTTCAATGAGAATTCCAGTTACGCTTAAGAAGAAAATTGTGAAACACGCAAAGAATGCAGAAATGAGTACTGGTGGGTTTGTATGTGAGCTTTTAAAGCAATATGATAAGGAAGCTAGGCTTTCGAAGTAATGACACACGATGAGATAAGTAAAGAGCTTTATACACTGCAGGAATCCGCAAGGGGCTTGAGCTTAGCGCTGCACAAGTTGAGGCGGCTTTTCCCAGTGAGAGGGAGCTTGAGGCTGAATGACAGACGCAAGAATTGAAAAGCTGGCTGAGGAGCATAGCAAGGATGTTATGTTTCAAAATCGTAACGGTGCCTGGTATGCCTTCACAGATGTTGATGGGGAAATTCACCTTTTAACAGTTCCTAAGCAGGTTTGTGAGGGAAAAGACGTGGAAGAGGCCTATAAACTTATTGTTGAAATGCTAGAAAAGAAAAAATAAGTGATTGATAAAGATGACATTTCTCAAGAAATTGCCATTTTAAAATTATTAAAAGAAAGAAAGGGCGGTACTTGGTATGGGAAAAGAGAAGCAAGATTCAGGGAGATTGACATTATCCGAAAAGAATACGGAAGAGGCGAGAATAGCAGTCGCCGAAAGCATAGAACAATTAGCGTTAATCCAGCGTCTTTTGATTTTAGAGAACAACAGGAAAACTATTTCAGTACATTTGCAAGAACAATGTCGAATGACCCAAGAAAACATAAGGACATTGGAGAGGATATTATTTTAGTCAGGGATTCTCTTAGTCCTGCGGACTTCTGTATTCTTAGCTTATATTCTCAGTGGGGGTTTAGTGGAAAAGAAATTGGATATTTGTTCAAGGTTAGTGATTCTAGGATTAGTCAAAGGCTCACCGGAATACAAAAAAGAGTACAACAAGCTTTCCATGAGAGAGAAAAGAAAGAACCCAGAATTCAAGAGCAAGGAAAAGCTAAAATGGGCAGAGTATTCCTTGAGGAAAGGAAAAGAATGGAATTCAAAACGAGCGAAAGAATGGAGAGACCTAAACCCTTTGAAGCAAAAAGCTATGGCTTTAAGAGCTTCTAAAAAAGGCGTACACAAAAGATTTTACGCCAAACATAAAGAAAGAATAAAAATAGAAAAGAGAGAATATGCCAAATCGAAAAGAAGAGAAAGCCCAACCTTTGGAATTAAGCAAGAGATTGCAAAAGCAAGAAAGTCTGGAGACTTCAGAGAACTTACCGCAAAACTTAAGTCTTCAATTATTGAAATTAATGGAAAAGGTTGTTGAAAATGAAGTTTCACCTCAAACAGTAAACGCTGCCTGCAATTGTGCTAGCCAAATAAATAAAATACTTAAATTAAATATAGAAATGAAAAAAGGTGGATTTTGAAGGGAAAGCACTGGAAGGAACCAAATGAAACCAACAATACTATTTATAACCGGACTAGCATCAAGCGGACTCTTTATGGCGGCATCACTACGCATGAAGTTCTGGTGGTGGCGTAAAGGCTACAGCTTTACCGTTGTTCAACATGGACTAGGTGATACTCACCAAGTCGTAGCCGCTCGAATACAAGTCGAAGCAGATAAGATACAAGGTGAGATCCACATGGTCGCCCATAGCCAAGGGGGCATAGCTGCAAGATACCAGATTAGTCAGGACTTCTTATCAAGACCCATCAAGAGTTTGACAACAATCAGCACCCCTCATCGTGGCTCACCTATAGCTGATAAGTATGTCGATCAATCAGAGCCGCTACCTAAGGATGCAAGCTCATGGGCTAAGAGTGTTCGTCAACTAACTAGTGAGAGCATGGCCGAGTTCAATAAGATGTATAAAGACTGGGCTACCCTAGACTACTACTCAATAGGATTCGAAGGAGACAAGATGGTCCCCGTTCCTAGCGCCGCCTGGGGAACCTACCTAGGAACACTAAAGGGAAGCCATACCTCTCAAGTTAGTCCATTCGGTAACTTGTGGAAGAAAACATTCAGCTTAACTTTAAAAGGAATAGAGAAATGAACGCATCGTATGACGTATTATTTAAGATAAGTAGGTTCTTTCTTGGGAGAGATCACGAAACTGAAAAGCTATTTATAGGTGAAAATCTAAAAGATTGTTGGCGTTTAAGATGGGTTCAAAAGAAGGAGAAATAAAATGAAATCAATAACAGGTAAAAAAGTAATAGTTAGAAGCAACGTGCTTATAAAGACCCTAAATGATTGAGACTGAAACCATTCACGGAGACTGCCTAGAACACCTGAAAACTATGGAGCCTAATAGTGTTGATAGCATTGTAACTGATCCCCCTTATGGGTTGAGCTTCATGGGTAAGAAGTGGGATTACGATGTGCCGAGTGTTGAGTTATGGCGCGAGGTCTTGCGGGTTTTAAAGCCTGGTGGATTCTTGCTGAGCTTCGGCGGAACTCGTACGTATCACCGCATGGTTGTGAACATAGAGGATGCGGGCTTTGAGATAAGGGACCAGATACAATGGTTGTATGGTAGTGGGTTTCCGAAGAGTCACAACGTAGGCAAGGCTATGGATAAGATGGCTGGTGCTGAGAGGGAAGTTGTTGGGCACGATCCGACATGCAGGCTTGCCATCAACAGGAACTTAAATGACGACAATTGGGATAAAATAGGACAACAAGGAGCTGACATAACCGCCCCCTCAACCGATCTAGCAAAACAATGGGAAGGCTGGGGCACCGCTTTAAAACCAGCCAATGAGCCAATCGTAGTAGCCAGGAAGCCTATCACTCAGACAGTAGCTAAGAACGTGGCGGAGTATGGGACTGGTGCGATGAACATAGATGGGTGTCGGGTTGGGTATTCTAATGAGTCTGACTTAGAGTATTTGCAGTCCCATAATCAGAACTCCAAGCTTAATGGTAATGCCTTTACAAAACCAAACTCTGGGACAGATCAAAGTGACCCGAAATGGGAGGTCAACACCCAAGGACGCTGGCCCGCCAACGTAATACTAGACGAGGCAGCTGGCGCGATGCTTGGCGAGCCATCCCGCTTCTTCTACTGCGCCAAGGCATCTAAGAGTGAGCGCAACGCTGGGACTAGCGGCAACAATCACCCCACAGTAAAACCCCTAAAGCTCATGCAATATCTAGTGAGATTAGTAACACCACCTAACGGCACAGTGCTTGACCCTTTCATGGGAAGTGGCACGACAGGACTCGCTGCTAAGAACGAGGGTTTTGATTTTATTGGTATTGAACTTGAGCTTGAATATGTTGAGATTGCGAAGAGAAGGATAGAATGAAAACACTTAAATGGTTCAAGCTTGATGATCCGATACCAGACAGCGCAGTCTTTATTGAAAGTGGATCCTACCGTGACAAAGATGAACCAATCGTAGCCAAACCAAAATATCTATTCTTGATTACTGTAGAAGAAGATCATAGTTGGCAAGACGACTTATGATTAAAGTAATAATGCAAAAAGGTGAATGGGAAATCCTCGAAGAAATAGTGGTCACAGTACACGACGTTGAATACGTAATCCCAAAGGGCTTTACAACCGACTTCGCCTCAATACCTCAAGCGTTTTGGAATCTATGGTCACCTTTCGATATGAGATGGGCTTATGCCGCCCTTGTGCATGACTACCTGTACGAAACCAGAACGGGCACACGCAAAGCCGCCGATCTTATATT